CCAGAAGCGTTGAGTCATCGTCCTTCTCCCTTCAGAGACCATACTTCGCCTTCACCCGCTCGACCCACTCGCGCATCTCGGCCTTATCCGACTCGGATAGCGGCCTCAAGAAGTCCCTCAGGTCACGCGGCTCAGGCATCGTGCTGTAGTCCACGGCCCCGAAACCTGAGAGCGGCCTCTCGTCCTCGGTAGCCCCCGCCAGCACCTCCGCCGCCGTCTCAAACTCGACCTCCTCGTTGAAGAGGATGGGGGTCAGAACACAGCGGCAGCCGAAGTGCAGCGGCAAGCTGACTCCGTCCATGTCATCACAGCGAAAACAGCGCCCATCCATATACATGCAGCGTTCGCAGGTGCGGTTGTCGCCGACCGCCGCGACTTGGACTCCCTGCACCACGGCGCTGGCGCGGTAGCGAGCCAGACTGCCGTGATTGTAGAGCGTGGCCGATTCGGTGCGAGCTATCGTTTCCCGATGATTAGTCGAGCGCCCGAAGCCCTCGGTCGCCAGGTGCATCATGGTCTGGCTGGTCGTCATCCCCTCCCGCACAGCCTCGGCCACCAAGTCGCGGCAGAGTTCGCGCCGCACCTCACTCAGCACGTGGCGCAGCGGTGGAACCCGCGTCGCGACGTACCGCTCAATGCTCTCCTCAGGGATGACCAGGTCCTCACCGACCAGCGCGAACCCCAGCGCCTCGTCCTCCACCGACTGGTGCGTCCACACCCGCGAGGGATGCAGCGCGGAGAGGACGCGCCAGCCCCGCCGCAATGCTGACTGGACCTCCTTCTGTGCCCGCGTCCAGCCTCGCGCAACGGCCTCCTCGAAAACCGCCTCAAGCGGCACAAGCGGGTAGGGCACGGCCAGCGCCTGCAACGGCGTCTCGCAGGCCCCAACCTCGTCGAAATAGGCGCGGTCCGCATCCTGGAGGACCCGCCTGATGTCCTGGATGCAGAGGCCCAGGTCGTACTGCGCCGCCCTTGCGTAGATTCGCACGGCCTCGACGACGGCCATCTCAGGCCACCCACCCGTATCGTGCAGCCTGCTCGCGGGCACGCTGGCCCTCGGCCTGGAGCCGCTCCTCGCGCTCATTCGGCTCCAGGTCGGAAGACAGCGCCAGCACGTCGCTGAAGACCTCGCGCAGCTTGTCGTGGTCGGCCTGCGGCAGAGGGTCGCCAACCGCTGTCCGGCCCGCAATTCCTCGCTGCACCTTCTCGAAGACCGAGGCCAGCAGGTCCAGGTCCTTCGTCTGCAACGGCTCCCAGGCCCACCTGCCCAGGTCGGCGGGGGGCCTCTCGATATTGTAGGTCACCAGCGGTCTGACCAACTGGTGAACAATCACCTCGCCCAGCTCCTGACGGATACCGTCAAGCAGCAGCAGGAAGAAATCAAGACTTGTCTGCGACTGCGCCCTGCTCCCATGCTCCGGCTCTCGCATAAGCAACTGCGGCGTGAGCACACTCAGGAAGAGTTGGTCGTCCCAGTAACGCAGGATGGTGTCGAAGGCTTTCCCATCCCCGGTGGGGGAGAGGGTCTCCATCTTGAACGGAGTCTGCGGGTCAGCCGGAATGCCAACCGCCATGCCCGGTTGCAAGTCACCAAAGAACCTGGTGAGGAACTTCGGCCAAGGAACCTGTTCGCCCGTGTCGGGGTCCTCGGTGGTCCCAGCCGGGCAGAGAAACACCGGCGTCGGCATCGCGGTCTTCTGGCAAAACGTATTCCAGTAGCCCTGCTGCTTCGTCTTCGAGTACCAGGCCGCCCGCGCCGACTGGAGCAAGCTCGCTCCGTACACCTGCTCTCTCAGCTCAGAGAACAGGGTGAAGTAGACGACATCAGCAACCTCGTGAGTGACCGGCTCCCCACCCTCCAGACTCGTCGGGAATTGAGTAACCCTCTCCACCCGCTTGGTCTTCTTGTCGAGCTTGATGCCATTGCCATCAGACCTGTAAGGGTTGAAGAAGGTCAGCGGATGGCAGAGGTCGAGGTGCTCGATGTACCACTCGCTCGCCGTGGTCCCCCAGGTCGGCTCCAACACCGCGAACCCGGCCCACAACGAGGACAGCATCTTGCCGACGACGGCTCGCATCCCACCCTCAACCCTGGCAAGCAGGGCGCGCACCTTCTCCTGGACCGCCTCATCATCGTGGTGATAGTCACCCAGGCGCGACAATATCAGGGTCCTGATGACCAGCAACGCCATGCGCACGGTCGGGTCATAGGAGCGCATCAACCAGTACTCAGCGACGCGGTCATGCAGCGCTGGGAAGGGCTTGTATGGCCCTACATCCCAGGCCTCCCACTCCCTCGCCCTGATGACGGCCTTCGCCGCGCCGCCCCCCGGCGTGGCAGGCTCCTCCTGGTGAGTTGCCACCAGGACCAGGCTGCCGAAGCTGTTGTCAACGGGCACCGTCACCACGCCACCCGCGCCTCCTCGAAGTCGAAATCGGCAGGTGCTGTTGAATGCGCAAAATCTGCGGCCCTCACCGGGCTGCCGTGCGTCGCCGCCAGGCCCATCTCAGCGTACCTCCTGGCGTCAAGGGCGTGATTGAACTCCCGCGCCGGTGGTGCGTCGGCAATCGGGTTACCATCGCGGTCCTCGCGATAGTGGTATTGTTTCAACTCGCTCAACGTATGCGGGCAGTTCGGCTCGACCACCTGGAGCGTCGGCATGATGGACTGCACCTGCCGGATGCCCGGTATCACAGAGTTGTCGGCCTGCGTCACGTTCATGCCCGCCCGCTGCCAGGCCAGAATCGCGTTGGCGTCTTCGGGGTCTGCGTACCACATGCTGACCCCCCACTTCTTCGTCAGCTCTTGTGCCTCCGTGAGCCAGTCATTCCCAGGTTCCCCATGCGTTAGCTTGTTGGTCTCGTAAACCTCGTCGAGCCACACACGCCGCCCCCACCGGTCAACCCCGTTGACCACCAGACAACCGGGTGAGGTCGTGCCCCAGTCCACGCCGCCGACGACGGCCCTCAGCTCGCTCCGTGGCGGAGCCTCCTGCACGCAGCACTTCTCGGCGTCGAAGTCGGCATAGACAAGACCCCTGAAGGTGACAAACTCAGCGCCCATCTCCTGCCGGTGCCAGTCCGAGCCGACGACATAGGCCTCCTCAAGCGCCAGAATGTCATTGGGCCTCAGCCCTGGGTTGTCGTAGGTCCGCCAATGGAAATAGGCGTAGCGGTCGCGCCTGTCGCGGGTCCAACCGCCCCGCCCCTTGACGAACGTGTCGTAGACCCAGTCCCTGCCCCTGGGCGTGGTCGTCATCCAGGCGCGGTGGGGGTAGCCGCCCTGCTGTGTCAGCCGCCCCACCAGCACTTGCCAGGCCGTATGTCTGCACAGCGAACCCTCATCCAGCCAGGCGATGCTGGCCTCCGTCGCTCTAATACTGTCGGGGTCCGCCGCGTAGCAGTACTGGATGTGACTGCCGTTGTGAAAAGTCACGAAGTTGTCGGCGCGGTTCTCCTCGGCGAACAGCGTCGGCGTCCCGTCCCCCCGCGTCCCCCACCAACCGGCCACCAGCCGAATGGTGGGGATGGGGCCGCCACGCCTGCGCAACATCGGGTACGTCGGCGCGGCGACCAGGGCCTCGATACCCGGATATTTCAGCAGGTGCCTGACTACATCGTAGGCGGCGACCAGGCTCTTGCCGCCTCGGATGCCAGCGACGACTCCACGATACCGCGCAGGGCTGACCAGGAAATCGTGCTGGCCCTGGTGCCGCTCAAACCAGTTACATTCAGGAGGCACCGACCCGCTCAATGTCATGCAGCCGCCAGACCTCCCCGTTGCCGCCGTCGCCCAGCGGGTCGCCCGGACCGTGCACGGGCACCGCGACGACCCTCTGCTCGGCGCGGCTGTCAGCCTCGCCCAGCAAGAACGCCTTCAACCGAATGAGCTTGTCCAGGCCGCTGGCGCTGGGCGTGCCCTCCCCAGCGAGCAGGGCGTCATAGGTGTGCGTGATGACCTCGTCCAGGCGCTCCACCTCGGCGACGGCCCATTTCACCTCCGCCTCGATGATGCGCTCGCGGGTGCGCCGCCTTATCTCGGCAATCATCTCCTCGAACTCCGGCTCGTTGGCAACCTCGCGGGCGGAGGTGGTGTGGAGGTTCACCTCCCGCGCCGCAGCCTCCAGGTTGCCGGTCCGGGCGTAGACCGCGATGAACCTGCGCTGTTCGCGCCGGTCCAGCTCGCTCCACCAGCGACGTTTTATCCTGGTCTCGGCCATGCTCATCCGGCCTTGCTAATCAACCTATCAGGGTGCGCCTGGATTGTGATGGCGTCACCGGCGTCGCCGTCCGCCCCATCCTCGGTCAGCACCACATCTCTCAAGAGCGGCACCACGAATGCGGCCTCGAAATAGCTGTGAATGAGTGCGTCGTTGGTCACCAGGTCGTCCGTGTTGACCGCGCTCAGAATGTGCCACTCATTGTGGCCTGGGAAGGTGCCCTCCTGCACCAGCAGCACCGACGTGCCGTCCTCGTGGGCGACGGCGGTGGTCCCGTTCGCACCACGGGCGGTGATGGTGATGTCGTTGCCTACGACGTTGGTGTATGTTATCTCCTCGTCATCAATGAGCAGGGTTCCCGAAGTGGGGAAACCTGAGGCGTCGGTGACGGTGAGGGGCATGTCATCATGGGCGAACAACCCACCCTCGTTGATGGTGGTGAAGGCCAGGCAGACGAATGCGTTGTCGGCGACCGCGAAGTTTCCCAGGGTGGGGGCGTCGAGCAGGATGAGACCCTCGTTGTGGTCAACGTCGTGAATGGTCGCCCATTCGTCGGTAGGGGTGTCATCCACGATGCGGATGTAGTCACCAGGCCTGAAGGCCGAGGCATCGGCGACGTGGAGTTCGTCATCGGCCAGGCAGTCCTCCGTCAGCAGCTCAGGTGAGGTGTGGTCCTTGACGAGGATATAGTTGCCGACCTGCCAGTTGGGGGTGCCGCTGCCGATGCCGGTGGAGTTGAGTGTCGTGCCCCCCGCCGACGAGAGTGAGGTCAGCGCAGCCACGTCGAGGTCAACAAGCAGCCCCTCCCGCGCTGACACGCGAATGGTCGGGGTGTAGGTGTGGACTTTGTAGACCGCCGTGCCGGTGTTATGAGCGGCGGCTGCGGTGCCATACTGGGCGCGGGTGAGGGTGGTGAAGCTCGTGGGGGTCTTGCCCCCGTAGGCGATGGCCTCGTCGTCTACGATGATGTGGCCGGTGGCGGGGAAATCGCTGGTGTCCACAACGGTGATGGCGTCTGTCTCGTCGGAGGTGAGGCCGCCGTCGAGGGAGGTGGTCGGACCCTCACAGACCGCGTGAATGTCCGGCGTCCACGGATTGACCGCGCCCTTCGCGTCCACCAGGGCACGAAGTCGCGCCGCGCCTGCGGTTGCGGGGATGCCCCCGATGGCGGTGTGGCCGGTGGTGTGCAGGTGCGAGCAAAGGTTGGTCAATTCAGGGCATACATTCGTGCGGTCGAGCGCGCTGGCAATCTGCGCGTCGGCCCAACCCAGGTCGGCGGCGTAGAGGTGCGCCCTCCAGCGCCTCGCGGCTGCATACTGACGGATGGTGCCGTAGCCCCCAACCCCCTGGATGTGTTCAAGGAAATCAGAGAGGATGGGCTTGATGAGGGGGGAGAACTGCAAACCCTGGGCGATGTTGACATCCACCTGTTCGGCACCGAGGCCAAGGTCGGTCTCAACGTCGGGGGCGTCGGTGTCCGAGACACGGTCGTAGACAGACCGGTCTCGCTGCGCTGCGGTGTGAACGTCGAGCCACGAGTCCGCAATCCCGTCCCACACAAGCTGTCCGACTCGGTCGGCTATCAATGGCATAACCCTCAACTCCCCATGTCGGCTCTGGTCGGCCTAACATCAAACTCCGTCTCGGTCTGCTCGTCGGCACGCTCCGGCCAGGTGTCTTCGAAGAGGCGCGGCGGTTCGTCCATCACTATCCTCGCACCCGGATACCTCAACCTCAACTCGGCAAGGCGCTCATCGGGCGTCTGGCCTGTCGGCAGGGCAACGGTTTGAGTCCGCGTCTTGCCACAACATCCGGCCTGAACCGTCAGCGTGGCGAGGTCGCCAGTTATTTCAATTTTGACTACGCGGGCACGCGCCACGAGCAACCTCCTCCAGACCCCGAACACAAGCCCCCTTTTGTTACATTCAGCACCCGAAGACGACCCCCCAAATGCGGAAGCCCCACCCGTTATCATCAGTTGGCGGTTGATGACCGGGTGGGGTCATGGAGAAGCCCAACAACCTGTTGTTCGGGAATCAGAATAGCACGTTGAGGTGTGTGTGTCAACAGGGTGAGCGCCAAAAAACGGCCCAGGAGCGCCGCGCTGCATTTCGATGGGTCAAGCCCACACAAGAGCTTCGCGTCGCACCACGGCCCACTCAGCGACGCCGGTGAACCCGTTAGCGTGTGGCCTGCAACACGAGGTGCGCGACTGCGCCCTCGTGAGCATCGTCGCCGGTGGTGATGGCAACGCGGATGCCGTCGCGCTCACCCAGGGTGGGGGCGTCGGGCAACTCGAACTCAACTCCGCCCTCAGGCGCGGCGAGGGTGAGGGGCCGCGCCAGCGGACCCGCGCTCGCGGCGACGGTGGCTTCGCCCTCGACGCCCTCGGCGTGGAGGGTGGCCCTCGTCAGCCTGGCGGGGATGCACAGCGGCGAGAACGCTCCAAGGAGCAGGCCAGGTGCGGCGTGGAGTGGCAGGGTGACCAGCAGTTTCATGTCGTCGCCTCCGATTCGCGAAACGTCCTCAGGGCCTGCTCCACCTCGCCGTTGACCAGGTGCGTGTATATCATCGTTGTGCCCAGGTTGGAGTGCCCAAGGACTTCCTGCACCAGCCGAATGTTTTTGGTCTCGCGGTACAGGTCCGTTGCGCAGGTATGTCTCAGGGTATGAGGTGACACCTTCTCCCATTCCGCCACCCCCGCTCGACGCGCCGCTCGTTTCACCACCGCCCGCAGGTAGCGAGTGTCCACCTGGCCGCCGTCGCGGGTGCAAAACAGCCATTCACTGATGGGCCTGCGCACAAGCCAGTCACCGATAAGGTTGCGCACCTCGTCGCTCACCCACAGCGTCCGGTCCTTCGCACCCTTGCCCTCACGCACCGTCAGTTTGCAGGTCATCATGTCGAGGTGCTCAGGCCTGAGCGCCACCACCTCTCCCACCCGCAGGCCTGCATCCAGCATCAATCGGACCATGCACAAGTTCCGCAGTGGACTGGCGTACCGCCGGTTGAATTGCGACAGGAACCGTGCTCTTTCATCATCGCTCAGGACCTTCGGCAGTTTCCGCACCGGGACCGCCTCCTTCTGTGTGTTATACCGATATTGTACCTTATCGGTATGTATGCACAGTATATCAGAGGCCGGTTCCTGTGTCAAGGGATAAACGGTATTTATTCACGAAATCCCTACTGCGCCTGCGCCCGCCATCGGCCTCCAGGGAGGCCCTGAGAGCGGCCAGCAGAGAGGCCCTGAGAGAGGCTCTGAGAGTGGCCAGCGGAGCGACCCTGAGAGAGGCCCTCAGGGAGGCCAGCAGGGAGGCCTCCAGAGAGGCCCTCCGGCGCATCACGAGGAGCCATTTTTTGCCCGCCGAGAGCGGCTTGTGGCCGTCACAGTTACTGCACAAATGCGACGTTGGGCTGCCACAGCGTTGTGCACATAGTCCTCGTCGAGGCCGAATGCACGGGTGAACGCTGTCCGAAATGCGGGGCGGGGGAGTCGCCGCCCGTATTCCCACGCCTGCCAGGTGCGAGGCGAAACACCCACCATGTGAGCCGCTTGTCTCATGGTCAGGTCATAGTGGTTACCACAACCGGCAGGCCAGCGGCGTCGAGAATGCTGAGGCCCTCGAAGGCGGCGGCAAAGATGCGCGAAGAGTTCGTGGTCGGGGTCAACCGGCTCCAACGGAACGAAATCGAACTGGTCGGAAATCCGCCGACGCTCAAGCTCTCGCTCGACGGCCTCCGAAGGCGGGAAGGGGTGGCGAGGGCGGAGGCGCTGAAGCTCGGCGTCACTCAGGTCGCGAAGGTCATCTGGGTCCATCAAAACCACCTACTACAGGCGGTAGGAGCAAAAATGTCCTGTAACTACTAAGAACGACTCTCTAAACGACTCTCTCTACTGTTTTGAGAACAAGAAACAGAGTCGTTATTGATTGACAGGACATTTTTGCTCCGCGCCCTTCTCTGCGGGCCTCTGAGATAGGTTTACGTCCCATTTCGGGTTCCCACTCCTCGTTTGCGGTCCTCAAGTTCTCGCTCACCCGCCCCCTTCAAGGTCTGTGAGGAGGTATACGTTGGAGACCTGGCGGCGGTTGAGTTGAGCTGCATATTTGCCCACCACCACGGTCAGGTAGCCGCGCTTGACAAGCTCGGCGAGGTGCCTCCTGAGGGTCCGCTCCTCCACGCCCCGCATCCGCGCCAGCGCCACCTGTCCAACCTGCGCTACACCCTTCCTTACACATTTGCCCAGGACCAAGGCGGTCACCCTCGCCCCCACGCTAAGGTCCGGGTCCAGCAGCAGCCTCCGTGGGAATAACACGAAGCGGCGCTTAGGACGTTCGAGCGCGATGGCCTCCAGCCCTGCGTCGCGCAGCTCCTTCTGCCAGCGTCGAATGGTCCACTTGCTCCTCCCCGCCACCTCCGCCAGCTCCTCCACCTCCAGCTCTCCCAGCGCCGCCAGCAGCGCCGCCAGCAGCTTCGCGCCGTCTGGCAGGTCGGCGGTGACAATACGATTGTCCACCCTGACGGGTCCGGCAGGCCAGGCCCGTTGCCATCCCTGCTGCCGCCGACCCAGCAGTATGTCTCTGATGACCCCGTATTCGGCAGAGTTCGGCGGCCATCTGTGCAGCTCGCGCTGGAGCTGGGCGACGGAGTAGCCCCCAAACCTCTGCGCCAACTCCGCCCCACCCCCGTCCAGCTCCTCCGCCTGCTTTTGCAGATAGTGCCAGGCATCCTCTCTGTTGTCCGTGGGCATTCCGGCCTCGCCCCCAGTTGCGGGCCGGAGGGCCGGGGCCTGGGGACCCGCCTCGGCCCTCCGCGCCGCGCACGTCGCCCTGTTGCGCAGCAGGGCAAAAACCGCCGACAGTTTACGGCCCTTGGGGTCGTGGAGAGGTCGGCCTTATGTTGGGGCCTCGGACCGGAGCCAAGGGGGTGTTCCCCCGTTTCGGGGGGTGCCCCGGCCCAAGGCCAAGACCGGCTACCTGTCTGGCACAGTTATCAGCGGTTCGCGACAGACGGCCTCAACGCCCCGTTCGGCGATTTGAGGCGCGAAGTTCGTCATCCATTGCCGGAACTCGCCAACACAGCCCCATAGTGGTCGAGGGTCGGGCGCGAACGGCGTCTCTGCGCCTCGCCGCGCCAGCTCCCTGGTTTTGTAGTGCCACCACCACATTATGAGGTCCCGCAGTTCCTGGTCGTCGAGGTGGTGGCGTTCGGCCAGGCTGCGCAGGATGCCTGCCGCCCTCCCCCACATCGAGGACGGGGCCTGTTCCCGCTCGCCCTCCGGCCATTGTTCGGACCAGAGGCGCATCCAGAGTCTCACCGGCCTGGGCCGGAGCGCCTGACCAGCGGCTCCCCATTTGTGCATTTTGCTCGCTCCTGGCACTTGACTGCGGCGCTCCATTGTGTTAGCATCGTCTCGAATAGTTCCCTGCCTCCCCAACGGGGAGTGCCCATCAGCAGGCGGTCGGGGTCGTCGTCCCCGACCGCCATTCACTTCACCCCACTTGTGCCAGCCTCGTTTCCTCTGTTGGCCTATAACCCAGTCAAGCCTCCTCAGCATCCATGTCGTTCGTCTCATGCTCCTCCCTCCTATGTGCGGCCTGAGGGCCACAATGCTACTCGTCGGGGTGCAACACCCACCGCCCATCGCCGTCAGGGTGCAGCGTCCATTTCGCCCCCTCCACCAACCGTGCCACGCCCCATACAAACAGCCGGGCATACCTGGGGTCGTGCAACCCCAGGAACTCGGCGACCTCGGCATGGGAGTCGCCCCCCGCCAGGCGCAGCGCGGCGGCGGTGGTTCGCAGGGTGGTGCAGGTCAGGTGCTGGTTAATCCCCGCCCGCCTGCCCAGGCGGGGCACCATTTCCTGAATGTATTGTTTGCGTGTCGGCTGGCCGGGTCCCCTCCTACCGCCTCGGTCAACCGTGCAAAACACGTGGCCCCCTGGAATCTCCAGCGCGGCGCGGCCAGCCAGCCAGTCTCCCAGGATGGCCGCCCCGTCTCCCGCCACCGTCACCTGCCGGTCCACGTCGCCGCCAGGGTTCCGCAGCGCCAGGCGCATCGCGCCGACCCCCAAGTAGATGTCCTGGAGGGTCAGGCGGGTGACCTCACCGACTCGGAGGCCTCCAAACCCCATCGCGGCAATGATGGCGCGGTTGCGGAGACCCGTAGGATTGCTAGTGTTCGGGACATCCAGAAGGGCGCGTAGCTCATCCGTCGTGATGATGGTGGGTGCGACTACCGTGGGCAATGAACCCACCTCCCTGGGGTGTAGTCACACAGGTGCTCCGCAGTCGGTGGGAGACACGGAGGGGGCAGCGCCTCGTTCAGATAGTGGTGGTCGAGCTTCGCTACCTGCTCTTCAACTATCTCGTGCAGCACCCCGAAATCCATCAGCATCCCGTCTTGCAACTCTACATCACAAAACTCCACCTCGACCTCGACCCTCCAGGTGTGGCCGTGCAACTTGGAGCACTTGCCAGGATGGGCAGGCAACCGATGTGCGGCGTCGAAGTGGCTAACCACTCGCAGTGCACGCATCCTAACCTAGGTCCCCTTTCGGCCAGCCTCTTGGTCTTTGTGCCTCCTCGCATTTTCCCTCATATCCTCCAGGGGCTTCTCCCACCAGCTCTTCTCACCCCTCGCCCGCTGCTCCTCCATCCGCTCCCTGATGGCCTTCACCCTCTCCGCCTCTCTCTGCTCTCGACGCTCCTTGACTGTCTGGTATGCCGCTCCCACTCCCAGACCAAGGGCGGTCACCCCTACTAACTGCAAAAAGAGGATGAGGAGCACCGCGAACACCGCCAGCCCCAACACCGCGAGGAATATCAACGCCCCCATCTCAATCACCTCCCTCCACACCGTCTAGCAACTCACCCATCGTCTGGATGGCTACGACTCTTTCCGCCAGCTCGTGGCTGGCGAACCGCTGAGTTCAATCCAGCGTATTATAGCAGGCATGTGGGGAGATGTCAAGCCTGCGTGAGCGAAATCTCCTAATCCGAGCGTGCCACCCGTGGAACTTTTCCTCGGTGTGGGTTGTTTTATTCAATAAACGTGTTGGGGATGTTGCAGATGTAGAGCATCTGTGTCCTCCCAGGACTCCTCTGCCGGCAACCGGCAGGAATGTCTGCTGCCTGCGTGGGTCGTTGGTGCGTGATGGCAGAGACTTCGCTGCGACTTGTCACTGA